CTTGAACGAAGTCGCCATCCTGCTGAAAGACGCCTTAATTTTATCCACCGTCCGCAGCGTTGCAGACTTGACTTTGGCAAGCTGTGCCGGTAGCTTACTCGTATCGACTTTGATTTCGACATCGGCAGTAAAGAAGTTCATTTTAAGTCCTGTTCGATTTTATAACATACCATAATCCATTCGAGCATATCCCGAACGTCCGTTGTGTACAACTTGAGTACCTCTATTACGGCGTCATAGTCAAGACCTATGATTTCGCCCTGCGGTGCCACCCGCACCTGGTCGCATACAATCCTGTAAAGCCGTATCGTCTCTGTGTTGTCAGGTGCGAGTTCGACATAGCAATCATCGCAAGGCGGCTCGCGTAAATTGCCCAGGTATAAATCTACGCAGGCGGTACAGTCGAGCGGCCTGTTTTGCCACTGGACGCAGGCGGTAAGTTTTTTACCCGCGCCTCTTTCAGCGCCTTGTTATTCTCTGTTAGCTCTTCAAGGCTCTCCAAAATTATCTTAACGAAATTGATAATCTTCATTGCCCGAACCTTGTTGTCTTTAGTACATTCGACTTTCTGGCCGTCAATGGATACTTCTTTCCAGTCAACTATACAGAAATCGAAACGTAACTTTGACGCCAACACTTCGTTAGTGGTCTTGTCTTCTAACCAGGCACCGCGTTTGAACTTGCGTTTTTTCGTAACGGTAAGTTTCTCGATACGCAGGTTCTCTTCGGTCGTTAGCTCGCGCAGGCATACCCCGCCAGCTTTCTGATTGTCAGGGTCGAAGTAAAACCACGTCCCCTTATCATCGGAGTTAAGGTCTAACATTTTACAATCTCCAAATTATTCTATTCAGTTTTTAGTCTGTCGTGAACGTTTGGTCAGCCCCAACAACGTGTACCGCACCAGCCGTATGCGTAACGTGCAGCCGCCAGTGGTAAAGCGTTGCAGTAACCAACAGGCCGGATATGCCCTCGAAGATACCACCCGCAGCTATATCAGCCGCGTCCAGTACATCGGCGGCACCGGAATTGTCTGTGCCGTACGAAGTATCGGTGCCCCATTCCATATAGCAGGTTATATCGCCGAATCCGCCAGCGCTCAATACTCTGCCGACAAAGTTCGCAGACGTAGCGGAAAGCGCGTGTATCCCGATAGTCTCCAGAGATACCGCCGTTGTACTTCCTTGCTGTTCCAGTGTCCCGTTGACGTGGATTGTACAGGTGAACGTCCCGACCCCCGACTTATCATCGCCAACGTTCTGTACGTTGGTAACGATACAGTGCGAACCGGCCTTTGGCGTCATATAGATAGTGCCCAAAACCTTATCAGTGTACAGTTTTAGGTCGGTTATCGGCGTTGCGCCATCAAACCTTATCTTGAGCAACTTCTGACCCTCGTCAGTGTCCAGTAGATAATTGCCTGTGATTGTAATATCCCCGCCTACAATCTGTAACGGCAACTGCACAACGTTCTCTTCGGTGAACTCGTCAATATCCTGCATTTTGCGCGTCTCGCCAGTGTACGCCCAGGTGGTACTCCCACCTATTTTAACCGCGCCGATATAAACTGCGCCTTTGTAACCAGCTTTTGGTGCCATAGTATTACCCTTTCTGAATTAGTAATCTGTATGTTATTGCGTATCGCCAAATCTCTTCAACGCGAATCAATATGGCGGATTCTCTTTCTAAACTAATCGTTACGGCGTTACTAATAACCAAATCGTGCTTATCGTAAGCCGCTTTCAGTGCGCCGAACGCTTCGAGCACTTCCGTTGACAGCGTCTTTTTACTGTATAGGACGAACTGTACAAGATAGTCTTCATAGTCTTCTGTGAAAGTCCCGTCAGGTACGTTGGACGGCAGCGAGAACACACCGTACGGATAGTCGGCGTCCTCTCCGGCCTCTGTATTGTACAACGCTGTAATCTTATCGGCCAACGGCGTTGTCAAGTAACGGGCGTATATGGCGGAAAACAAAGCGTCCGTTACCACCGTATAAATACCGACCGGCCAGAAGTATCTGGGAAATAACATCAGCTACCGTCCCTCGTTGTAATTACAGTTCTGTTCCCGTCCCTGTCCACCGTTACCACGAGCCTGTCTTTAGTGTCCCCAACGTCCCTGAAAGTAATTGTTTCCGAACCACCGCCGGAAGACAGGCCTGTCAGTACGGCAAGTATTAGTCTCATAACTTCGTCCCTTGTGATTCCGCCCTCGATAACCACCGGCTCATATTCGATAGAGCCAAGCACTACACCGGCTTCGTAGGCAACGATAATATCGCCGACCTGAATCGTAGCGCAATCGCCCAGGTACAAAGTACCGGTCGCGTTCTCCGCCAGGTTGATACCCGTTTCCCTGTCCGTTCCGTCCGGCTTAAAAACATTAGCCGTCAAGGTTTTACCTGTCAGCCAGGCAACGTGTATTTCGTCAGCCATAATTTATTCCTTAAACGTGTCTTGCGTGGCTGGTATCTACCCAGCCCGTTCCGGCCAGAAAAACTAAAGTCCACCCACCGTATTCGGTATCCAACTGTTCGTCCGACCCTCGGTGCAATAATATCTTTTGAGTAGCACTTCCGTCATTGTGTAGTAAGGTCATCGTGTGAGCGGAATCACACTTTTTAACCAAGTGCAATACCTGTCCGTGAATCCCGCCCGCCAAACCACCGATTGTCAGGTCGTTACTTGAGCAATCAAAAAATACAACGTCCAGTCCGGTAACATCCAAGTCATAGATTGTTCCAGAACTTCCGTATTCGTCCGTTACTCGCGGTCTTCTATTTGGATTCACAAGCATATCAAGTCTTCCCAAATATACGTTTTATTGCAATCTTCTTTCCGTGCAGTGCCGGTCGTAAGTGCGGCTGTTGGATTTCCTGTACAGCACCGTACGGCACCGTACTTCCGATAGTAACCTTGTTCTTTACGACCTCTGCGCGTATGCCGCGTTTCAAGTCGCCCGTAGCTTCCGGCGCACCGTCTTGAGCCGCAGCCTTGACTACCTTGCCCGATTCAGTCAGGCACCGCCCGACCTTGTCGTCAATGGCGTTCAATAGTGCAAGCGTATTATCCTGCGTTCTCATTTTATTCTCTTTAGCCCGATTTTCAATAACCTGCCAAGATTGCGAAAGTCCTGCACGTCAACAATCTCGAACGTCTCGCCCTTGTAGCTTATCCGGTCTTTATTCGTAATAGATATACCGGCAGGAATACGGCAGTGCAGCGTAGCGTCCCGATAGTAAGTCTGCTTATCGAACTGCATACGTTCCTTACCTGTATGCCAGCGTATCCGGCAGGGCATATTCGTTACAACGTCCGTTTCCACTTCCGTTATACCGGCAGCCGTATTCGTCCTGGCGACCCTTACTACGTTGACGAAACAGTTATACACCTGCAAGCTGTTCGTAGTGCCAGTTACCTCAATGGCGGTACTATTCACTTGTATTATAAAACCGCTCATTTTAGGTAACTATGCCACCCCTTACCAGTGTCATCGGCAGCATACAGATACACAACGGATTCGATTGGGTTTCGACCAGAATACCCTTGTCCATTTGCATACGTTCCTGTTTGGCGTACATCTCCAGGCCGACAGTATTTGCGGCCTCGATATAATCCGCAGGTGCGAAGAACGTCTTGAATAATCCAGGCACACCGACAGGGAAGAAGAACGCATTGCCAGGGTGGTCATCTGCAACGGTCGGTATAAAAGCCGTCGCGCCGACCGAACCTGGATACTCCTCGAATACGATATTCGCGTACTCGAATCCCTTGCGTTTGTCATCCCGCAGCGCTTCGCCGTCCCGCCAACGGGCGTAAGCTGCTACAACGCCAGCCTCGTTGGTCAGGTCGTCAAAGAAGTTCGCGTTGCAGAAACAGTGGATATGGTCGTACACCGCCGCGCCCAAGTGTTGTTCGATTGCGCGTTTGACGGCCATACAAGAATCCTTGATAGGCGGAGTCGCAGCCGTAAAATCGAACATCACCGTATCCGGCGTACACTCGAACTCTGTGAAAAGGTTGTGAACTACCGCAACGCCGTCAGCGTCCAGCACAACGCCCTTGATTGCGCCGAGCCGGTGGTATTCCAACGTAACCTCGTGGTTGCGCCGCAACTTCTCTATCTTATCGTTGACGACTTGCTGGGCACCTTGCAGCTCGTCCTGCGAACCGAAGACCCGTACGCCCTGAACCTCGTCAGCCATAACCGTATCGGTCTGTGCGATATGCGGGCACCGGAACGTTCGCACCGTTCTTTTCTCCGGCGTCCCTACGGTCGGCGGCGTACCCCGTGCGCTGGTCGGAATCAACGATAGGATCCTGTCCTTTTCCTCGATTGCAACGTCAACGGTAGTTACGCCCCGCGTGTCGAAAAGACCCATCGCGCCTATACGAGACGGCTTAAAAGGCATTCTGTTAATAGCCGACGTCAGCTCCATTGTGCCGAAGGCGCTATCCCTGAAAATATCTAATAGCATTTTACTCTCCTTAACTAAACTATATTGGTTTTCAATTACGCCCGCGGCAATCCGGTTTCGGTCGCTGTCGGCTGTGGACGACACTGGATACCCAGTGCCTCAAGTGCCGTAATCGCGTCAGCAATCGCACCAGCCGAAATATGCAGCTGGTCTTGATTCACAATCGAAACAGCGCGAACCAAAAACGGTCGTCTCAACGCCTCGCCGCTTGCGGTCTGCAAGTCGATCAGTGAAACAGGCGCAAGTAATACGCTGTTAATCGAGGCCGCCGTCAGCGTGTTCTTGTTGGCGGTCAGCTCGCCTGCGGTTGTCGTGGCGATTGTCGCCGTAGCCTCGACAGCACCAGCCGTCAATAACAGCCGCGTGTCCGGGATAATATCCGGTATGTTCCCGACAGTATTGGCGAAAGTGATTGTCGTGGCATTTGCGAATGTTGCACTGAACGTAACCGTAACCCCGCCGCTGATAAGCTCGAACGCCGTCTTGATAGTGCCCAGTGCAGCGTCCCAGGCTATCGGCGCGGTCGTTCGGCCTCTGAACGAAAGCGTGAACGAACCGCTTGCACTCGCGGTGCCCATTGTGATTGTCTGGACGGCGGCCACCGCAGCAGCTTCCGCGCCCATACACTCGCCGATTTCGTACCCGGCCGTTGCCGCCAGCACGCGAGTAACCTCGAACTCTTCGCGAGCGTAATCCAGCGGGGACTCGTACAGCAGCACGTCCCCCAACACCTTGTCTTCAGTAATCGGATTCATAATTAAAACTCCTAAAAATCTAATTTCTGTTTATGGCCTATCCGGGCACTATATACCCGGGCCGGTTTTTTGCCGCGTCCCGTTTCTTGTCTGTGATTGCCGCCATGCCGCTCGGCTTGTTCTGCCGATTAGACAGCTCCAGCACTTGAACACCGCTCGTTTCAGAGAGTAAGGCGCTTGTAGCCTTGTTCTCCGTCAACACTTTCATCAACAGGTCGAAGCCGTCCTCGCCGCCCCTTGACAGCGACAACGTCAAGGCGTCTTCCTTGATATACTTCGCTTCGATGAATTCTTTCATCGCCGGTGCGAGTATGCCTGCGTTGATTAGTGTGTTCAACTTGTTCTGCCTTGATTCGGCGAGAATCCTGACGAGCACGGGATCAACGGTGGTGCTCTGGCTCAACTTTACAGGCGGCATTTTCAGACCGGCGATTGTGCTCGCAATCAGCTCGTCCGAAGCGTCCTCTGCAATATCGAGCAGCTTTGCCAACTTTTTCTTGTCCATTTTGGTATCTCCATTAGATAAACTTAACTTCTCAAACTTCTCAAGGCCGGGTATGACGGGGTCGGTACACAACGCAACGTGCGTAATCGGTTGTGTGTACTTCTGACCCTTGCCGTCAATAACCTCGCCTTGCACACAAATTGATACATCAGTGGTCAGTGCCAAACTCGCGTCCGAAAGTTCCATCAGACCTACGAGCGTGTTGTCTTCCCGCCATAGCTTGTGTACCCAGCCCTGGTTGGATTCAGGCTCATTAGCCCTGTCGTGAGATAACGGAACAGGAACCTTGTTCCCGTTGGCAATCCACCGGTTAAAAGTTAAAACCCAGTGGTCGATTGTATCCGTTGTAACCTCGAACGCCTGGCCCGTCTTTTCCTTGAAGTACCTGCCGACCTTGACAAGCTCTTTGCGAAAACGAGTTAGACCCTCTGACATAGTTACTTCGTCATACACACCGACCGCCGGGAATGTCTCTAATTGCAATATGAGAATATCGGGCGTTTTTTTCTTTTTTGCCATAGCGTTACCTCATTGTTCCGGCATTATCCCTGTCTATTTTTTCCCTTGCGGCCAGCATTAAAAAAGCCAGTTTGCCAACGTCTTCGGACAGCTTGTCAACTTTAACCGACAATTCCTGGATATGGTTGTACGTTACGCCGGTGTTAAAAGCCAACGCCAGCACCGCCAGCAGTACGATACTCCACGACGCATAGCCGTTAAGATTTCGTTTTGCCATTTTTTCTCGCCTTTTTCTTTCTCGCCTTTTTCTTTCTCGGCTTCGGCTTCGGCTGTTCGATTCCCGCAAGCTGTCTTCGCAGTTCGGATTCAGTATCGCCCAACGGCCTCGTCCCCAGGCTCTTAATTTTCGTTTTCAACATCTGCATCGACATTTGTCTGTTCTCCTTTGTTTTCAGAATCCCCTAATTTCGTAGGCAGATTCAACTTCTCTCTCAACGAGCCTATATCCAAATCGTTATCTGTCAAGCCCAAATAACTTTTGCGCAAGAAGTCTATCTGTTCGTCTATGAGCGGCGCGGCCACTAATTTAACCGTACCAGGCGGAAGTCCCCAGTTAAGATAGAGCAGCTGGTCAACTACCTGTACGTTGATCGCCTGGACGATTGTTCTGTCGATACTTTCCATATTTGTAATCAGCAGGTCGATATGACTTTCGCTTTCGGCGCGTGTCCCGTATTTGCCCTCTGTGCAAGCCCGTTCCGGTACGAATAAGCCCCGCAGTTTCAACGAGTCCAGATACTTCAGCCTTTCCTGAAAACCCGGTTGTCTTGTCGAAGTGTCGGATAGAAGTGTAATATCCCACTGGTATAGCTTGGCTACGCCCTGACCCACAAGCTCCTCCAGAACTTCGGCGGTCGTGCTGGGCATAGCCATACTACCCGAAGACTCCAGCGCGGTCAGTAATTTCTGTGCGACCTCGCTGTTGTTCACCGTCTCGCCGTCCACTTCGGAAGTGCCGGGCGGATAGTGGACTACGAAGTGGCTGCCTGCAATCTTCTTATCGTACCGTTTGGCACCGGCGTTGCAATCGTCCCACATCGTTTGTATAGCCCTGACGTTTTCCAACAACGGGTATCCGTACAGGTACCCGCCCTCGACGTCGAAGCTGATTAGCGTACACTTCTCATAGGGTACGTCAATACCCAACGCCTGTTGCGGACTTCTCTGCCGGAATCCCCTGAAGTTACCATAAGAGTCCACAAGGATAGTCGTAATATCGTGCAGTAACGGCTTCATACGTTCCAACACCAGCCGCCCGTCCTTGATAGTAAAGATTTCCTCAAACCCCATCCACCCATAGGATATACGCCCGAAGTTCACCGTGGATTGCAGTATCGTCGTACGCAAGGGTAAAATACTGTCGGAT